TATACGTACAGGAGTGCGGCTTTAGTGTAGCTTTGTGGAAAAGGGAAATGGTAGTATAGGGAGTTTCCGCTTTCCAGTATAGGGTAGTAAATAGAGTAGAAGTATCTACTATAGGTTTTTCACGTACCTTTTTGCCTTCGAAAGGCCAGTGTTTGTCGTGTAAGTGATTGATAACCAGTAAACACTAATTCTCATACCGTGTGAATAGTATTATCACCAGCTATGAGAATAGTGTTATCACCCAGGATGATAATAGTATTATCACAGCTTGTGAGAATAGTGCTAAATCGGCCCTGTAAAAAAGTCTTACCCTCAGCGACTTAGAGAAAAAATACTTGATCCGAGAAAATAATTATCATTTATTGATAATAGTTTGGATAGTATTCGTACATTTGTCCACAAGAAAATCAAGATATGGCACCAGACAACCACGAAATAATGAAGACCGCAGATGGTAGAACCATCCCGGTCAGGAAACGACCAGTAGCTGACAAGCAGACGTATGACGTTGTCCAATTAGTTAAGACTCTAATCCAAGCTTTACCCAACGATGAGGATCTTGGGAAAGCCGTAAGGAAGTTATTTAATCCAGAACAATAGTATCCGGGCTTTATAATGGCAGAGCAGGAGAATAAAGTATCATCAGAAGATACACCTGGTTGGGGAGACCAACTAGAAAAAGCCTTTAATAAGACTGGAGTTACCCGTGCAGTGAATAAGATCACTAAGGGGAAAGACTGTGGTTGTAAGAAAAGGAAGAAGCAAGTAAATAACGCGGAGAAGAAGATAAAACGATTCCTCTCCAATAAATCTAAGTAAATGAATGAACTAATTAATCCAAAAGGTTCAAGGAAGGAAGACCACCCTCAAGATAGATTTCAATTCGAAGACCCGAATGAACTTCAGATATGGTATGACTCTACCTTAAAGTTAGCGCCTATACATTACAGTAAGGAGGTTAATACGGATTCGATGCTCGAGACCCCAGAAAATTATTTGGACGAGGCTATGGCTGATGCTGATAGGATTGTAATTGAGGTTCGGGAGAGAATGGATACGTTGAGGAAAGAGGCAGCATCTCGTAGAAGTACGGGAGGAAGTTCCTTTTACCTGGCGAATCAGTACTAGTCACTTTCACCACTATGGATGAGAAAACGCTGGATAAAGATACGTATGAATCGGAAGTATAGCATATTAAGCCTTCTAGATGATGACTTAGGTAAAGCCTTACAAATTATCCTTGACCAAACAGATCAGCACACGTATAAGTGGCAATCAACCAAGGAAAACCGTCAGGCCATGGCTAGGCAAATGGACAAGTCTCCGGCTACAGTTTCTCGCTATATCGATAGACTGAAAGCTAAAGATATCCTAATAACTTTTGAAGAGTACCAGAGAGGTACATACATGATAAACCGACAATTGATAAATTTTGCATAATGGCTATCAACACTAAAACAGATGTTTACAGAGTCAGCCAAAGTGTGTGTTTGTCGTCGGACGTGCACAAAGTGTACATTACTAAGAAGCAAGCCTGTAAGCTTATAGGCACGCTACTAATTCTAATCTTCACGCCTTTAAAGAAGGGAAGTGGAAACCATAAATTTAAGATATGAGTGATACTCAGAATAAAGAACGTGATGAGCACGAAGCTCCGCGACCAGCAAGACGCGCTAAACCTACTATAAGAGGTAAGCGAAATCAAAACCCTAAAAGCACTATGCGTCAAGAGTTGTTCCAGGGCTTGAATATGTTGACTAACCAGCTAATGCAGGTACAGCGACAAGTACAAACTCAGAATGAAGCTTTAGGTAAACTAGGGCAGTTTGTGGCCGATCGATTCGAAACTTACGTAGATGACCTTCCATTACTTCTAGAGAGTAAGGAGCAACCCTTACAAGAGGCATGTGAGAAAGGTGATTACATACACTATTTCGGACCTGTTTGGTACCACGCTAAAGCGGAGCAAGATTACGCTGAGCTTGTAGAGGCCAATAAGGGTAACAAGAAAAAACTTCCAGAGTTTAGCAAAGCTGACAATTATGTCCGCATCGAGTTCCTACTTGATAAGTGGAACTGGGAGGACTTCGATCAAGACAAAGGAGCGGTTACATTCAGCCATCCGGAATTAGGAGAAGAGGTTATCAAGGTGAAAGACCCTGAAAAGACTCAGCCTAATCAGATCTGGGAAATGCTTTACTGGCAACTTATGGGCGAGGACGTAGAAGCCAAGCTTAAAGAGCGTGTAGAAGCAGCCCAAAGACGAGAAGATGCTAAAGTCCGTTCCAAGGTTGCAGCAGCTCAAGAACAAATGAAGGAGGACAAAAAGAAGTCTAGTAAACTAGAGATAGTTGGACGATAGTGGAATCCATCCTTTCATTCTTACTTACATCATACCTGCTGAAGTTCGGGGATCCATTTAAGATCCCTGGCTTCACGCCGGATGATTCTCGTACCCTAGATACCTTCCATCACTACGAGTATGGGCCCGTTTTATATTTAGGTAAAAAAAAGTTTGTCAGTTTGAAGGAGTTTAAGAAAAAGTAGTACCTTTGTCTAGGTGCTAGCAACACCTTAGTAGCGGACCTAATAAAAATATTGATGGTAGAAACAATCCGAAAACAAGCAGAACCCGTTGGAGCACTGACTCCACACAACGACGTAGTAGAGGGGTACCTAGAGTACCTCTCAAACTACTTCGAACTGTCTGATGTTTCGGAGGCGTTAATAAAATACGTGTTATCGAATTACCAGTTATTTGAATTTTTTCCCGGAACCAGTGGGGAGTTTTCAAGATTTAATGAATCCGTAAATGGTAAATATTCGATAAGTGGGATCAAGAAAGCATTCTATGCCCTTGTTTCTCAGGGATGCTTTCAGCGAGCGGCTCGAGGGCTGTACGTTCTGAATGCATCCCTGTTCCCCACTTATACTGCCCATACGAACGTAATGTACGTCGTACAAAAAATCATGCCTACCAAGCATACAATGAAAACGATGGCGATGAATCCGGTAGAGGAAGGCCGTGGAGGATCACATATTGTGGTCCTCTCCGACTCTACCTATCAAGTCATTAAAAAAGACTATCCAGAAGTAACCTCACTTTTTGAATCATGAGAACAGCATATGTTATAGAAGGGGGCGAGGACCAAGTGTTTAAGGAATACTACAAGTTGCTGAATAACTTCATCGACTTAACACCGGTTGAGATTTCAATAATCTCACAGCTCGTGTACCATTACTTTCAGACAGAAGGCGCTAAAGAAAAAATTCGTTGGCAGTGGACATTCTCCACAGATACTCGTCAACAAATTCGTGAGACCTTAGATATGTCGACGAATAACTTTAACACAAATCTGACAAACTTAAGAAAGAAGATGTTTGATGGAGAACCTGTCATACAAAAAACCGAGGGCTACGAAAGTATCCACCCGAAGTTAATTATCAAACCTGGAACTCTAAGCGGAGGCCAACAAGGCTTTCAAGTGCTCCTAAACTTCTACATCACTTCGAAGGAAGTAGTGGAAGAGCAACCTCCAGTAGAATCCGTTGTAGAGGATCCTAAATTAGAAACTCCGGTTCTAGAGGGTAGCTCAGCTGCTGTTGAAGTAAGTGACGCGCCTGTTAAAGAAAGAATCCAAGAAATCGTAGAAAATGCATATAAAGCAAAAAGAGATGATCAGCAAGGTGGCCAAGAAGTACAACTTGACCTCGACGGAGGTGGAGAAAATCTGGAAGACCCAGTTCCGCCTTCTAAAAAAAATAATGGCGGACGCCGTCCCGCAAGACGGTCAAAAGACTTACGACCCCAATCGTTTCATGATATTGATCCTACCAAAGCTGGGGAGGTTCGTACCAAACCACAGGAAGATACAGGCCATTAACCAAAGAATTTTAAACCGTGATAAGGATAACACAGGATCAGTTTAATATTGCCGTAGATTTTTGGGATGCGATTCCGGGGCTTAAGGGTATACCTAGTTTAGAGCCTTATTTAAAGATGAAGCACAGCTCTGCTATTATGTGGGGCGCCATACACCACTGTCACCCAGAAAGTCCTTTATACCACTATGTAGGTAAAGAGGACGAGATTAAAATTATGGTGGAGTCTATGGGAGTAAAGGACTATAACTTTGAAGATTACAAGGATTTAACAGACATCCTTACAGATTTAGCCACTACTGAACTTGAACGCACTATGTCGTTTTATGAAAATAAACTACGCGAACGTAGGGAGTTTATAAGCAACATTCCTTATGAGCTATCAACGGCCGATCAGTTAGATAAGATGATGATGAATTCTATTAAAATGTCAGAAGCCTATTCTAAACTGCAGAAGACTGTACGTGAGGAGGCAGACTTTTCCGCTAAAATGTCGGAATCAGATACCGACGAATTATAATATTATGAAAAAGAAATCTACTCTTAAGCGACTAACTTTTAAGCACATGTTCCAATGGTTGTGGGTCACTAATAAATGGTGGTACATCGCTGCTCCAGTAAGTATAGTACAGTTTATTCTGGTACTTATTTTCTTAGATTTTTCGGAGACGGCTTCTTATATTGGCATGGGCATCTCCTTACTATTGTTGGTTTTTATGTGGGCCTCTGGTTTAAACCTGTACACTAAGAATTACGACTTAGCTAAACTACACCCTTATCACGATCACAGTAAAAGATTCTGGAACATATGGGACTACAGATAATACCTAAAGGATTTCACAATTCTCTAGTGTTGCCAAAAATAGTACGTAACGCAGATAAAATTACCGGCCTACGATCGGTTTTTAAGATCAGTAATGGTTGGTACAGCCCGGACAAGGAAAACGATACGAATAAAATTTGGGGAGTAACTCACTACCCTAAAGATTACAAAAGAGCCTCTATCCGTTTTGGTTGGAGGCCGATTTCTGGATCCCCAGGTACCTTAGATCTTGTAGCTTACATGTACGTTGCGGGAGAACGTAGTATCGTATCTATGATGAGCTTTAAATCTGATCAAGCCATGGAGACCGTTATGGTGTTCAATAAAAATCTAGGAGAAATTTCCTTATATGGAAACCAAGGAAGTAACATCTCCACAGTAACTTTAATCTACGATGTAGCAGCTTTTGATAACTCAATACTACGTACGCATACTCCATATTTCGGAGGGCAGGCAAAAGCTCCACATACTATTTGTGTGAATGTGTACGACTTTAAAGTCTACGCTAACGATGGTGACGCCGGATAAACATGAATGGATGCACATCAATAATGATGTGTTCCGAGTTTCTGAGTACCCGAACTATAATCCAGTAACAGAGAGATTCCGTCGTGTAAGCTGGTATAAGGGCCAAAAACGAAAATGTATAGAAGGTGCCTGGAGTAGCGGTAAATGGATTCCAGGACCTCTTTATTATTACATAAACTTCCACCACATTAAGCATGAGGACGAGTCCTCTGTTTCTGAGACGATTACATTACCCTGGCTCCGCGACATTGATTGGGAGCTTTTCCTCGTTTATGAAGAGGCTCGAGGATTCTCCGGGTTTTCTGAAGATGCTGAATACACCTGTGACAGAAACTACGGTCCCGAGAAAGAACTGGCGCTACGTTTAGGCCGTATTACAGAAGAGCAGCTTAAGACTCGTATTTATGTACCAGCCCGTGAATATTTACGTATGTGGCACGGAGCTTCAAAAGGAAAGCCTCTTTATAAGAATCAAGCCCAACATGTACTTAGTATCCAAGCTCGGGGAGGAGGAAAGTCATACGCGTCATCCGCGATCGTCGCACACAACTTCTTATTTGACGGGGCCACAGATTACGATGAGTATCTTCGAAGAAAAGCAGACGGGAACCCCTATACGTCTGATTCCATTGTTGGGGCCATCGATACAAAATACACTTTACCAGTATTCAGTAAGATTGAGATCGGTCTAGACTATTTGCCTGGTAAAACACATTTCGCTGGCCGAGAGTATGCTAGTCCTTTTATGGTCAGCCATCATGGGTCTCTAGCCCCTAACCGTGAATGGTCTTCGAAGAATGGATCCTTACTTCGTCACCGTACGTTCCGGGACAATCCACTAGCTGCCAACGGTACTCGTGCAAACCTTGTGTTCCTGGATGAGGTAGGCTTCATGGGTAATATTAAGGAAGCTTGGGGAGCGATTGAAGCCCTCCAGGCATCAAAGCAGTTTCGCCGTCTTGTTATATGGGCCCTAGGAACCGGAGGTTACGTATCAGGAAAAGCACAACTCTGGGCAGAGAACATGTTCCGGAACCCTAAAGCAAACAACTGTCTGGAGTTTCCGGACATCTATGATTTAACGAATAAACCGATTGGTTACTTT